TTAATAGATATTTTGTTTATTACTAAAGGTCCAACGCTTACCATTGTATGAGACCGTACCATCTGAATTGACCTTCAACTCATTCATTTTATAATCATATATTTTTAGTACATTACCATGCTTATCGACATCAGCAGGCAAATTCATAACGCTTGTACTTGAATGATGAAACATCTTAATCATAATTTGCATAGATATATTTCCTATATCCAGAAACTCAAAAACCGCTATAACTAGCGGTTTTCAAAACTTCACACAGAAAAATTAAGCTGCTTTTTCTGATTTTGCTTTTTCAGCAGTGTGCGCATTTGCAATAATACGATCAACCAACAAATCTGCGCGATCTAACAATTTGTTTGCTTTTTTAATCAAATAGTCACGACGGATTTCTTTAAAGTTTTTCATGATCATTCCTCAGTCAATTTAAATCTATAATGGCACAGGTACGTTTACATGTTTTTCAAGCATAGCGTATAGCTTCTGAAGCTCTTCGCCAGACTCACCTGCCACTATGGCATTTGCGATCCCTTCAATCACCCAAATGCATTGTCGTACATTTAAAGTAATATTAGGATCATCACACTCAAGATCTTCGAGAATATTAGCTAATTGCTGCATAATACTCGCGACTTCCTGCGCACTAGGGTCAATGGTACTCAAGTATTCAATATTGAGTGATACAATTTTACTTTGAGATAAAAATTTATTTGCAATGTTCAAAACACGCAAATAAATATCTTTAATGGCTTCGTCCAAAATTTGACCCCGTACTATGTATATAGCTATCATTTGTGAAAATTCAATGAATCTTTACAAAAAGTTAAAATTTGGACGACGATTATACATCACGATTAAAAATTAGGTTAAATTATTTTCAATTAATTCGACGAATTTTATTGACCATATATTCCTCTATTCCCTATTTATTGTTTTACAACTTATAGCACATGCATTTATACCTTTAAAGTAATTTTTAATTATAAAATTTGTTAATTATTTGCATTAAAAATGATAGCCCTCAATTGAGGGCTTTTATAAATCCACCATGACGGGCTTTGCAATCATTATATTTTGCAACCGTATCAACAGACCAAAGCATCCAATCTTTGCCCGTTGTGCCCGTTAATTCATTCAAATTTGGGCATGGCTGCATTAAGTTAGCTGGTATTACCGGCTTTGATAAGATCGTTGATTTGCTGCACGCCATCAGCGTCAACACAAGCAGACTTATAAACAGGACGTTCAACGATCTTTTGCACTTCACGCTCAACATACTCGACTTTTGTGCGTTGTTCTGACTTAAGTTGTTCATAGTCTGCGCTCACTTGATTAATTTGGTTTTGTGCTTCAGCAAGTGCTTTCACTTGCTTGCGCTCGATATCTTGTATTTGTGCCAGACATTGCTGATCAGCTTGCTTTAGCTTATTCACATAGTGATTTGTAATAGCCGTCTGAATGAACAACAACACAAGTAAAATGGCGATTGCCGTCCAGCGCTTGTTTAATAAAATCCAAGTCATGAATTAGCCCCTACGCATTTTTGATAGCGATCAACTTGACGCGTCCAAACCCCATAACAACCATTGGAACGAATTGAACAATCACGCTTTGCAACGTATTTCCATTTCAGTAATGCATCACATGCTTGGCGTGGTTGGCCTTGCAAAATTAATCGACGCATAGATGAACCAGACCAGGCTGACTGGCCGAACTGATACATGAAATCGAGATACAAGTCATATTCGACTTGTGAGAGCTTCACGCTAGGTAAAGAGCTGCGAAAATATGCTTCATCTTTTGATATATGGGCCTTTGCAATCTGGACCGCCCGTGCTTTTGAAATTGGCTTATCAGTCATTTTGACTGGAGTACCATTTTCATATTTAGTGGACCCGATACCAATAGTCGGCTTATCCCCTTTCACCGGGATAACAGGGTTTGAAGTAAACCCTTCATAGTTTATTAAAGACGTAAAAAAAGCAGCCGAAGCTGCTAATCCCACGACCCATAATTTAGGATTGTTTTTCATCTGAATCTTCACCCATTAATTTTTTATGTAACTCTTCATCGCGCTGATCTTTTCGATAAGCGGACCACAACTGAATTATTAAGCCTGCAAAAGCACAGATTCCCCCCACTACAGCCATCCATTCAGTTGTAGAAAGACCGCCATATAAAACCATCCCACCCCCTGCTAAATTTGTTACTAGACCGTAAGTTGCTGTGCTTGTTGATGTTGCTGGTTCTGCCATATCCATTTCTCCAGAAACTGGCAATAAAAAACCCGCTTTCGCGGGTTAAGATTTAATTTATATCACTGTGAAAAGTACTCAATTATGAATGTGTCTGCAAAGATATTTGCAGCGAAGAGCACGTCACTAAATGATGTCGAAATATTGATGTGAGAGTATGCATCCCACAGCTTATATTGATTACCTCTGACATTACAAAGATATTCATTAAAAGCATTCAATAAACGACTAGCAGCCTCTAGCTTAGAAGTATCATAGTCTTGCATGAGAATATGAAAGATGAAAGCTACAGTACTCGGCCCATTTCTTCGTGTTTCAGCAATACAAAAATCAATCTCACTGATACCCCCATAACTATGAATCGAATCAAGTACAAAACTTGATAAGTCAAAAGTAGGTTGTCGATTTGCAATGCTGCAGCCTATCAAGTAGTTATTTGCAGCATAAACTTGATAATGCAGGTATCTAGCTGTGATGATATTTTGCAATTCGTTATCAGTAATAATATTTTGCGTTGTCGCGAAGTTACTTCTTGAAGAATATTTGCCGTCCAACATGGTCAATGCTGCCGCATATTTCCCCGTTGTGTCCAAGCCCATTTGAACTGCCATAGCCCAAAGCCTAAAGCCCGCTGCGTAGAAGTTTGAGTTAACAGGTGTCGTGACTTCAATTAACCCAGAATAAGCTTGACTAGACAATCTTGAGACTACAGCTTTTAAAGCATCAATTTTAACTTGATTGTCATATTTTAAAGCTAGCTGATATAGCCCCCACACAACTGGCGATACATTTCTAGATACAAACTGCAGCGATTTATATTCAGAATCTGGACCGATGAAAATCTGGTCAACACTGCCATAATAGGTTGTTGCCCACTGCTCAAATTCTGTGTAAAGCTTGTCAAAAGTAGAAACACCTTTATGCAAATGTTTCACAATTTTTGCCCCTAGTGCATTAATAATGCCTCCGCCTTTATCATCAGTAGTTGCTTGATATTGATACCAATCCGCAAGCCCACTAATTACATCGCCCAACTGAGACATGATTTCGCTTTTACGAACTGGAGAATAAGACGGGTTCGAAGATGCAAAGCCGACAAGCGGATTCAAAACAATGTCAGAAAGAACTGTCGCATCAGTCTGAGCTTCATTTAAATTAATCTCAAATGCATGAGTCCAAGCCCAGCCCTTCACATCTGGCAACTTTGCAATCGAAAAGTTTGCAGTCTTCCAGCCTATGTCATATCTAATGAAGGAACTACCAGTTAGATTATTACAATGAGGGTTCTTCGCACCGATATAGTTGGCTTCCAACGGGTCACGCATAACATCAGCACTAGCAAAAATCGCACTGAAACTATGCTTTAGATCCGGACAAATAACATTGTATCCAGCGCGTTGAGTCTTGGCAGCAGTTGTTGTTAATTGAACACGTGATAGAACACCGTAAACAGTATTTGTAGGCAACTCTAGTGCACACTGGACATGCTTTTTGACAGTAATCAAACCGTTCTTATAAATACGCATTCGTGTCGTATATTTTAAAAACTTTTGACTAATCTCAAGGTATGTCTGCGAAACAGCATTATAAGAAATTGATTCAATTTCAGTGAAAAGAAGCCCCTCAGACACAACTCGAAAACTCGCATCAGCATATCCAGCTGAGAAATATTGCTCAGCACCGTTGTTATTGCGGATAAGTAGGTTTTGCTCAACCCCTGCATATGTAATAGCAGAAGTAGTGACTGAATTTATTAAATATCCAGTGGATTTTGATAAATTCAATACATCGCCCATTTCCGTCGTAATATTCACCCCATCACTCGTATTTGTATAACTTAAACGAGAAATAGAGTACTCACGTACTTTGCACTTAAAGACTTGTACTGTGTACTTTTTGCTAGACTTTGCAGCGATGCTGTCAATAACAACAAGCCGTCCACAGAACAATGAGCCATCTGCGTGATAGCCGTAATTCTTATTTCTACGCTGGTTAAAATCTACATCTGCAATCCACTGGCATTCATATTCAGTGCCGTTTTCATCAAGCACGCGAATGTATTTATCAGAAAATACTTCACCAGGGTTGAACTTCATTTTGATAAAAACAGGACGGCTTGTAACAGCAACACTTAAGTTGTTCTTCACAACTGTTTCGTAACGAGTATAAGCCTTATCTGTAAGTGATTGAGATTTGGCATTAACTTCAGCATTGAAATTACACAAATCATTTGTAGTAATTGAAGCATCGCCAGTCAGCAAAATCGCTGGAACTTGCTTTGTGTAATTCAGAGCAGTTTTTAAATCAAAAACATAGTTATTATATGTTTTAGCAAAATACTCTAATATTGATCTTGATTCGATCTGAAACCCTGCTGCCGTAATGTCTGCATGCGGAATTGCAATAGTTACGGTGTTTGTTGAAATATTAAAGTTTACTGCTTTGGTTGTTACAGTAAGAATATCAACATTGGTTGCTGGGTAAAAAATGCGCTGTCTGTCGTATATCAAACGGGCAGCAGATTGTTGTAGTGATGCTGTACTAAAAAATGGAGGCATTTTTAATAGCACAGTGTTATAAGCCACATTATTGTTGATAACAATATTAGCAACATTGTTAATTACTAAAGTTGATTGAATATATGGCGAGACCAATAAGTTATTAGTAATTTGCTCTTCTTCAATCATATCTATAGTGTGAGAATCAAAACGATCATTCACAACAAAGTTCAAGTATCTTTTTTCAAAACCCGGTGTTAATTTCTTTATTAACAAAGATGCCTGATCTGTTAAGAAACTTAAATTAAGTTTTTCACCAGCTTTGTTAAATTGATACTGATTAACAAGAGAATTAGCACTACTTTCGAATACTTTTAATAATCTTGCATCAATTGTAGTAGAGAAATTAGAAGCTGCTTGACTATCTTTTTGTGATATAGATTTAGTGCCTCGACTGTCATAGATAATGTCATCTAACAAGCGCCCATATTTACTATCAGCGTAGTTATTTGCATCATTTAGATAATTTCTTCCCGTTGGATCCCATTGTGGTGTAGGTGAAGCAGTAGGATTCCAGCGATATTCATCACCCGTCGCATCAACACGGGCTAGTTGCCAATTATAACTTGGCATAATTGCTTGCAAGGCTGTAAGTGTTGGGGCTGAAATATAACCACCTCGATTTTCAGCTTCACTCGAAACCAATGGAAGTGATTTAAAAGGCTCCCCGTAACGCGGCACAATTATTTTCTTTTCATTTACAGACTCACCTGCATGCTGAATATCAGTGTCAAGATTCTGCATCTTTTCTTCAGTGATAATCGCCATAAAATTTTCTCCAAAAAAAAGCCCCGCATAATGCAGGGCTTTAATTTCATTCCAGGGTTAAATTAGGTTATTGATGATGTCTTTATCATTTTGATAATAACGCTCATCTAAATTGGTTGCTGATACGGAATTTTCAAAAACACCGTTGCGATTTTTGGTAGAGACTAGGAATAGCTCTTCATCTTGCCGATCGTCGACAGTGATTGAATAAACAGTTTTTACTTCGCCCTCAGTTACCAATGCTTCAAGCGGTGGCCGTGCTAAAACAAGGTCATACTCACTTGCGCCCTGGCTAACTTGGATTTGATCAGTAAAGCCGCTTTTCATTTGAAGATGAATCATATAGTCATGACCCGCTGTTAAAGTACACGGTTGACTTACTTCAATATTTAAGCCATTCCAGACTAAAACCTCTCCAGAAGTCTTCGACCTGTCACCAAATACGACATAAGGTAAACGAGTATCGTCAACAACAATGATTGGGTCACCTCGCTCAGTTAATTCACCCTCTGCAAAGCAATTAAACTTACAATTAACTCGCTGATACTTCAGCTTGTTCCAGGCACGCCAGCCAATGATATGTGCTTGCTCTCTATAAGCAATTCCATAGCCATCGATCTTTTTAGGATTGGTGATTTGGTCATTCGGAATTTTTAAAGTCTTTTCAACCCAACCCGCTTCACTATCAACATAAGTTATTTCAACACCATCATAATTATTTTCAGGCTTAAAGTTATAAGTTCTAACTTCAGATTGAAACTTTTTATTCCTGTGATTGAATAACAATATTGGTTGTCGATTTTCCTTTTCAAAATCGAAATAAAGCGCTCGATTTAAGCGACGTTCATTACACCCGGATACACCCGCCATCATTCGGCAAATTTCTTCAAATGACTGATTTGCATTATCAAGTGTGTAATTGAACTCAGCCATTTTTTCAGAGCCAAAATATTCAACCACATCATCAAATACTTGATAAATCTCTTCAGTATTGATTTCATTTAAAGTACGACGGCCAATAAGTTTGTTCAAAGCCAAATCAATTATTAGATCGGCAATATTGCGCGATGGGATTAGCTCAGCAGAACGTACACCACCACGGAATGAATAAACTAGGCTCTCAGCAATACAATTGGTTTGTCGTGTATCTACGGCAGTTGCAGCACGTGTTGCTTGTGTGCGTTGGCGTATTAAAACCCTATTTGCATATATAAGTTTTGATAAATAGCGAATTGCATAAGCTGTATAGAATTTAACTTCATCCGACAAATCTACCGCATCACCATTGTCATTAACCCGTCTTGCGCGGAAACGCACAGCGCCAGAAAACGGCAAGTCAATCCACATTGAGCCACCAACGCTATCACGGTTATTTGCTTTACCATTTAAACGTATAGTTTGGTTAAAAACGGCTCCAGTCGGATTATCAGAAACGACCTGTTGATATTCAACATAGATATCCACATATTTAGCATCTGAACCTTGATAAATCCCATTTAAAGCTTGGAAATTTAGCAAAAGGCCCGTTGCTTTCGGTGAATTAATCGTAAACCAGCCAATCCAGTTATCCTGTCCACCCCGCAATTTAATATTGCCTGTGCTGGTCTTCTGATCTTCTAAATCTGCAAGCTTATCCCAATCAGAATTTACCCCGCTTGGCGTTGCTAGTGTGAGCTGCTTATTAACGGTATCAACACCCGTTACAACATATTCGCCATCTAAAAAGATGTTTGCTGTGTTGGCTGTTAAATTGGCCGAAATATTTGAAGTTAGTACTTCAGTCACTTTTGAAAAATTTGTGTTTGTAGCCACTGGGTTTTTCAAATGAATTGTATAGACATTTGATACATACGTTACCGAGTCAATATCATACAGACCAGCTAAATCAAGCTGCCCATTTACTGGATCGGTCACCAGCAAAGAAGTCACGTTAATTTTTCGGTAATTCTGGTAATCCAGAACATTTTGCGTTGATTCAATCGCAAACGTTTTATTCACTGGGTCTACACTAACTTGCCCCGTTATTGATAAATCGCCAACACCAAAATTTGCACCACTAATAATTAAAGTCTCATTAATATTGAATGAGTTAAAACGATCTGCCGTGCCCTGGTCATTGGCTTTAATCATATTTGGATATTGAAAATAAATATCTCCAGCTTCCACCCGCGTGCTATTTGGCGGCAAAGCTGTTTGACCATTAATCGAGTCACACTGCCGTGGAATTACTGGAGCTTCAGTAAATGTATCACCCCATTTAAAAATCGTTTCACTACCAACCAAAGATTGATTAAGCCCATAAGCCGATAAACTCGTTCCTGGTATTTCCTGAATTGGAGTATCACCGGTCTTAAATTGAGACAGTCTTACAGGGTTTTCACAAACACATAGCAAAAGCTCTTCAACCTCTACCCCGTCTTTGAAATATCGATATGGAGGCGCAAACAAATCAGGAATTGCTTTAGGTGCACCAAGAATATAAGGAACACGTTGTTTTATTCGTTGACGGTTTTCAGGGTTCGATAAATTGTTATTACTCGAACCTGTCATCGAACTGTTATTCGTTGGAGCTTTTGGAACTTTCACCAAAGCAGACACAGCTTGACCAAGTAACTTTGAAGCAATCCAAGTTACGGTAGAAGCCAATTCGCCAGGATAACGAACAATCGTACATTCATCATCCATTTCCATGAGACGGGCAATAGATGCACGGTCATCACGTGTTGGTGTTATATCGTTTTCAGGACATGGATTACCTTTATAAATTTTCGCCTGGGGATGCTTGGTTTTTTCTTGCAAAAATGTATAAAGAATATTTTCAGACTCAACCGTAATTTTCTCTTGTTGGTCTAATGCATTCTTAATGATGTAAATTCGGCTCATAGTATCGAATCCGTTTAAACCAAATTTTGGCTTGTTCAACTGTGATGCGCTGAACACCGCATTCACTTAAATGAAAAATCTTGTTCTGAAAAAAAAGCCCCACATGGGAGCTTTCATTCATATATGTCATCAGGACTATGCAGCCTTCTTTTGGCCTATCAATTCGCTTGTTTTGATGCACTGTTTCCCGTGAAGTTTTGATCGTTTCACTTAATGAACCAGCCAAGCCGACAAAACAAGGTGAATAATCTAGGTCATAAATATGTTTAGCTGCTTTAATAACGAAATGGACACAATGAAATTTTTCAGGATCATATTTGCAGTAAAACAGCTTGATAATATTCATGAGTAAAAACCTTCTAGACTTTCATCTGTACTTGCAGAATAAATCTCACCATTCCCTGAATCATTTAGGCCAGGTGCTTGGGCCTCAAAACTAGACCCGCGATAATCACGGGTAACAGTTACAACCTCTAAATCTTTCACAACATAAGCAGGCACGTCATAACGGCCAATGATGTAAGCTCGATAATTGAGAATTGGAGTTGTAATTTCATCATCTTGAAGTACAAGCTTAATCAGATCGGGAATAGTGGTTCCCGTCTTCATGTGTTAATGAAATTGGTTCACTTGAATTAACCACATAGCGCAAAACTTGCGGCCAATTTGGATGTGAGATTTCCACACTCTCAAGCCAACCAATTGGACCCGCTGACTGATCAAGCAAAGCAAGCTGTTCTGGTGTAAGTTCAATCATGGATTTACCCCCAATGCATCAGGTAGCCATTCATTTGGTACTTTTTCGATATCATCAATAACTTCGCTAGACTCAACGCCTTGGCGTAAATTAACGATATTTCGGTCTAAATCAGCACTACGTTTGATTGGTTTAACAATCACTTGAAAGCTAACCATGACTACAACGCCATTTCGCTTTGATTCACCAGGTAATGATTCGGAAGTGAAACGACACTCACACTCTTCAATTATTCCATGGTCCAATGAAAGCTCCCATTTCCAATTTTCTGGTTTACGCTGTTTTGTTCTCCAAAAAGCCCAAAAATATTGACGATCTGCATCATCTTTTAATAAGACAGAGACATTAACCGAGTGTGGTGAGCCAACAAAAAAGGGGGCTTGCCTTGGCATTCCCCCTTCTGTTTTTTGTTCACGGATATCATTACCTGGTGTAAAGCCATACCCTTCTTGCAAGGGGCAAAGCATGAAAGTATCCAAAATTACCCCCTATTTCGTTCGACCATAAAACCTTGTTGTATCATTTGTGACTCATGACTATTTGCCTGAGTTCCTAACCGGGTAAAAGCTTGTTCAACTTCTTGTCTCACAACATCAATTGTCACGTCACCATTTGATAATCTTCGCTCTCTAGCCGTATAGCCTGGAGGAACGTTAATGTTGATATTAACGCCACTGCCACGCTGTTTTTGACCCGCTAAATAATTCGTCAAATCCTGGTTTAATCGTGGACCAACAACACGCTCCTTTTTATTTAACAGCCAAGTACCTTCTTTTGGTACTGAATCAATACCATCATGAGCCATACCTGTTAAATTTACGGATTTAATCTGCGCTGCTTGTGCTACCTGTATGCCCACTGCACCAGCAGCTAGTACTGGAGCAATATAAGGACCAATCATAGGAATTAATGAAGCAGATGTATAAACGTTTGAATATGTCTGTGGCGCATTCATAATAGCTTGTGCCACTGCAAATGCCTTAGACATTGCAAACATCGCTTTATATGCTCCAGATTGCTCACCAAGCATAGAACCCATTAAATCCGTCATTCCACTTAATGTTTCTGTAGCTGTTTGAAGACTTAATGCATTCTTATCACGACTATATGTTTCATCGATCAAAAGCATACGCTGGTTATGCTCTTGCCAAAGCGCTTCACGCTCAACAGCCAAAGCCTTTAAATCTGCATTTGGGTCTTGCTCTTGAGCTTCAATATCTGCAAGTTTTGAATCAAAAACTTTCTGTGAAGCATCATAACGACTAAAGCGTTCTTGCTCTAAATTGTACTGATCACCACCGCCATTAATTTGGGTATAAATACCCGCCCAGGCTTGTTGTGCTTGCTGAATCTCCTTCATTCTATTTTCACTTAACTTATTCATCTCATAACGATAAACAGAATCAATTGATTGAATTCGGAGATTACGTTCAACTTGAGTCATACCACGTGTTGCTTGAATACGGGCCTTATCAATTTCAGCACTCTTCGCTAGCTTTTCTTCTTCAGTCCATAACCAAGAATTTTTAGTTTTATCGAACTCCAGTAAAAACACTTTTTTACGGGCTTCGCTTAGTGATTTTGCCTCTGTGATTAGTTTTTCCTTTTCACTTTCACTTATCGCGAAACCAGTACCAGCACTATTTCTTGCTAAAGATGCTTCATTTATACGCTCTAATTCTTTGGTTAGATCAGCAGAAATACGGGTTATTTCAGTACCATAGTCATACAATACATCCTTAGCTAATTTACCCCGCGCTTCCTCCAAACGTTCAGCTTCTTTTCTTAAACGTTCAGCTTCTGCTTCAGCTTTAGATTTAGTATTTGATTTAGGTTTTTTAGCATCCGGGTTAAGGGTCTTATTCTGTTCCACACCAGAAGTAATACCTTTACCTTGATTGTTTTTAGCCCAAGCCTGTTGCGCTCTTTGATTATTCAAAATACTTTGAGTCAAAGCATCGTATTTACCAGTTTGAGCAGTAACCACATTTGAAATTGTGCCATAGGTATTTTTACTGGTATCAACAACTTGTTTTGCCGTATTAACAAGAATTTTGCCATTATTGACAAAACCATCGACCAGAGCCATACCTTTATCTTTAAAAGTCGGAGCTGTCCAAAAGTTAACAACGGTCTCACCTAAGTTACCCAAAACTTTTAAAGCTCCAGAAACAACCGTAACAATATTTTTGATACCACCAGCCAAACCAACAATTAAAATTGCAGCACCTTTAGCTGCAATTCCTACAGCATCAACAATGCCCGCAAATTGTCCACCTTTTCCAGAACCATCAAGAAAGTAACCTATTACACTGCTTAACGCAGGCATGACCGCTTGAGCTAATTGATTCTTCAAAGCCCCAAATTGTAGTTGTAATGATTCAGTTTGAGCTGCCAATGCCATAGATTGCTCCATAGCAGCTTGACCAGTGATAACTCCAGCATCTTCCAAGGCAGTTTGGTATTCATTCCAGAGCTTTCCACCGTCTACCAATAAAGGAGCAATTTTTGTTAAGTCACTGCCCATACTTTCTAAATAGAAAGACATTTGTTGCTGATTGACACCAGCCTCTTCAAGCTTATCAACATATAGTTGTAAAGCTTCAACGCCATCAAGCTTTGACATTTCCACAGCAAGTTTTTTAGCGCCTTCAGCTCCGCCTTCTGTTTTAACAGCAATTTGCTCGAAAAAGTCCATTGCTCCGCCAGACCCAACACTAGCAAACTCACCAATTTTTTCATTAAAATCTTTTAATTGGTCTGAAAGTTGTTCTTGAGTAACCCCAAAAGTTTTTGCTGCTCCAGCCAGACCTTGAAATGATTCAATTGAAGTATTCGCAACAGTTGCAAATTGCATCATTTCAACATTACTTTTTGCAACTTCAATCGCCATTGCAGATAAACCCGCAACCGCGACAACCGATCCACCAACGGCCATACCCGCAACTGCAGCAGTAGCAGTTAAAACACCACCGCGAAGAACACCTAATTTTCCCGTTATACCTTCAATCGCAGAGCCTATTTGTGAACCGCTTAAAGATTCATTCATTTGGTCTTTAAAACTTGAGAAAGCTTTACCCATCTTGTCTGTAGACTCTTTGGCTTTTCTTTCAGCTTGAGTCATTGGCCCAATGAATTGACCAATCTGAGCAACCAAATCTAAAGTTAAACGCCCAAGTGATGCAGATGCCATAATTTTCTCCAGACAATAAAAAACCCTGCATAAAGCAGGGTTTCAACTCTATATAGCTTACCAATCTGTACTAGATGACTCGCTTTGAATACCTTTTTTAAAATCCTGAACAATACCCTTCAGACCTGTTTGAATAATTTCGTTATCCTTTTCAGTAACTGTCTGAATTTCTTGACCAGTAGGGACAAACTTTGTAGCCCCTTTTGTATTAATTTTTACAGTCATATCATTAAATGAAATTCGAGCTTTATTATCTTTAGTATCCACTTTAATTGTGAACGCTAATAAATCATCCTTTCTAGCCATGCAATTCCATGTACCTTGACAAGGAAATTGCATATTCCCTTTACCGACAATAGTGCCTGTTGCCGCATCTTCATATTGAACAACTGAGTTCGAAGATTTGAAAGATTTCGCTATCCAAATTTTTGATGAATTAAAAATCTGGTTTTTATTCATATTAGGTAATTCGACCACTTCCACATATTCACTGATAGGAACCTGTTGAGCCGAGACTGTCATACTAAAAACGCTTAAAGCAGCAAAAATAATTTTTTTCATGTGGTCACCAACTTTTTAAGTAAACACAATCTAACAAACAGCTTACTTTTTGTCACATCAAAATATCCGCCTTCAAGGCGGATAATCTAACTAATCACCGTTATACATATGCATTGCTTCTTCAAAACCAATATCCGGCGCATCATGATATGGCATGAAATCATATTCATCTGAAACTTCGAAGGAATTGGCTTTTGCAAACATATATTTTAATGCTGCCAAGCTCTCATCAAGTCTCAAGCCAAAGTTTAAGCTTCCTCTTGTTTCAATGTACTGTCTCCAGAAGCAGAACTCTCTGTGGCTAAGGTT